AACATTACTTCTATGATTTCCAGAACAGCGCACCGGGTAGCTGGTCACAGCTTGCGGTTAGTAACATGGAACTTCCACAAGCGTTTGTTTCCGGTGATTATGACTATATCTTCAACGTTCTGAAAGACTGGGCAACCAACAGGTAAAACAACCAGAGCCGGTCATCCCGGCTCTTTTTTTATTCACGCTTAGTTGGCTTTATGTGAATTTGTGACCCCGTTATTCACACTTCGATAGTTTGCCAACAGCATATTAGCGTAGTTGGATTTATTTCCTTAGTTGGATGGCGTTATACACCTGCATAACGCACCCGTAGGGATCTGCTTCAAGCATGGCCTCGCTGAAGCGGAACACAAGCCAACCAAGCGCGGCGGCGATGTTCAATTTTTCCCGGTCTTTGTCTGTTCCATGCCGCCCGCCGCGTGGCATCCATCCTCCGCCGTCAATCTCGACAGCAACACGGAGCAGGGGCAAAGCCCAATCAAAGCGATGCCTTCGCCCTAATTCCTTGTCGAAATTGTACTCCGGCTCCCAGGTGTAATAGCCGCCATGAATACCATTCTGCGTGTTCCAGTAGTGCAGCCAAATTACCGCCTTATCCTTGTTCATTGTTCCCTCACCTTCGCCAATCTATCTATCACCCGGCATGGCTTCCAGCCACGCCCGCAAATCTTCGGGGATGTCCAGCGTAAGCAATCCCCTGACTACCCCATCCAGCACCCTGAGCAATCTTTCGAGTGTGCTGGACTTTGTATGCCCGTTCGTTTTCATCTTGGCGGCCAGCACCCGCACAGGCATCGGTCGCCCGCCGTATTGGTCCGCACTCTCGACCGCCTGCCTGAGATAGTCCAGCGAGGTATCCAGATCCCCAGCCGCCCGCGCCTGGCGATAGTGCCACCAGGTCAGGTTGTCGAAATCTCGCTTGTCTGGCGGGTAATAGCGGGCAGTAAGTTCGTAATCCTTGACGGTGGAGGCGGTCCCGCCCCACTCGTCAGCGACAGCGATACGTATCGCCGCCCGTCCATGCTCCCGCCCCAATTCGTCAACAAGCGCGGCTGATAATTCGCCCAGCGCCCAGGCTTCCGCATCCCCAAAGCCTCGGAATTGCCGGATGATGTTTAAGGCTTGGTCCGGCAGCCTTATCGCTTTTTTCGCGGCGATTTCTACCAGGTCATTCATATCCAAGGCTCGATAGCATAATAACTATCCTGCCTTTCGCCATGCCTACGAGTTACCACAATCCCCAACTCTTCCATCCTACCAAGAGCGAGACAAACGGCACTTGTAGTATTTACACCCCACAACTCCATCAACTCTCGAACGGTTGGCGTAAACGGTTTTATTTGCTCCTGAAATTCCAGCATCATTCGATGCCGTTTCATCAATTTGACTGCGTTAATTTTTCCTGCCATTTTCTATCCTTTCACTAATTAATACCGAAAACTTCGAGCGCCGCGCCGGGTTCTTCTCGCAGTACGCAACATGGGCATTCAGCCCGCTTTGCGAAAACATCTTCTTGCAATGCGGGCAGGCGACTTTGCTCGCCTTCGCTTTGCCCCGCACCGGCTCCGCTTGCGGTTTGCTTTGCGGCGGCTCTTGCTGCTCCTGAGCAAACATCCCCGTTCCTGTGATAGCCCCGGCCAGCACCATCGACAGGTCAGGCGCAACTGCCCACGCAATCGCCGCCATGACCAGCATCCAGGGCGTGTGAATGTCGAACGTCTGATAGGCGCCGGGGAAGATAAGACACGGGTTGATCGCCATCAGCCCGACCAACCCGACTAGCGCCAGGTTGTAGCGCGCCTTGCCCCGCTTGCGGACCGCCCCGATGTTGGCGGCGGCACGGGTGACGGACAGCGTAATGCCCGCCCCTATCAAACCGCCGATAACACCGCCGATAACGCCGATGTATGTGTAGCCGCTATGCCCGACCTGAAGAGCTTGAGCGGTGGCAAGCAGGGCGAGAACCACCCCACTCACGCCCATTTTGCGCCTGTGTGCGTGCGGTTTGGTATCATTTTTCACGGTGGGGGGGCCTTTCTGCGGTGGGGAGGAGGTCATTTATACCGCCAATCGGCTGATTATATCGCGCAACTTCCTATTGTTATTACCGACACGGGAATTAATCTCCATCAAGAGCTGCACCAATTCCGGCTCTGGGACGGGATTCTTTGTTTCTCCGTCCATTAGTTCTGGAACAGAGTCTTCTGGAAGCAACACCCAAGAAAGTTCTTCCAGCAATTTACCGATTTCGGAAGCCTGTTCTTGAACGTTCTTGTTTAATTTTTCCGCGAGAACTCGAACGGATTTCTCTCTATTTGGTTGCTGTTTTTCTTGATCTGTGTACATTTTATTTCCTTTCTCTATTGATTTTCATGTTTTGCCAGCAGTTCATACTGTCTGAATATCTCAGCAGACTTCCAGCGCGCCGACATATTGCCCCGCGCCGGTTCTGCCTCCCCGATCCTGACAAAGTACGCCGTCAGCGCTTGCGCCCAGGCTCGCTCTTCGGACCCTTCGGAGTACGCCCCGATGGGGCATAAAAACACATCGTTGCTCGCCTCGATGAACTCATAAAGAAATTCATACGTCGGGTCATTTTGCAGGGCGACGCGGGGTATATCATCGAACAGCCGATAGGATACCCCCAGCACCCCATTTTGGATGATGATCTGCTTCGTCAGTTCATCCACCCCGCGCAGGTCAAGGGTCAATTCCCGCCGCTCATGCAAGAGCGTACACTCCACATTCCATGAATTAGCCCGCACCCAATCATGACGGGCTTCTGCGGCCTGGAACGCAAGCCACGCCAGCAACAAAGCGCCCGCTATCGCGAGCAAGATCCCGCCAGAGATGAGCAAGAACGTCTGGAAATAGACGTTATCCACAGCCCACCCGCCTACCAGGAACCCCGCGCCGGGGATGCCTGCGGCGGCGGCTTGCCATAATCGCTCAGTCATAAGTCGCTCAAGATAAGCAGGATTGACAGGGCGATTGCCCCAAGAGACAACACCAAAATTATGACGGTTTCAATTCGTACTCGCTTCACTCATTCATCCTTTCCGGGTTTCCACTCATACACGATTTTGGCGTTATTGCCTGAGTGTAACCGCCATGTTTCGCCGTCATACGATGGAACAAATCCGGCATCCCAGAGACGAACGCAGGGCGAAAAATCATATTGATATTTGACATCGAAGAACGATGAGACATAAGCCCTGACCGTATCCCCGACCGTATCCCAGACCGTAGCCCCGACCGTATCCCAGACCGTATCCCAGACCGTAGCCCTGACCGTATCCCAGACCGTATCCCAGACCGTAGCCCTGACCGTAGCCCCGACCGTAGTCCAGACCGTAGTCCAGACCGTAGCCCCGACCGTATCCCAGACCGTAGCCCACTCCTTGAGCATTTGAACACGATCGACATTTGGCTTCTTGGCTCGCCCGCTAAGCGGGTTGACTATCGGCTTGATGATAAGCGGCTCGACTATCTTTTTCCAGTCCAACTTTCTCACCCACTCCTCGGCCTGGATGCGGTTGTCAATCGTATTGATCTGGTCAACCTCGAACACTTTCGTTAGCGGGTTGTACTCGTACTTGTTTAGCTCATCTTCATCCAGGCCGTAGTGTTTGGAAATGTGCGAATGACTGTCGCACCCATCGCCGAAATTCTCGGCCTTGCGCTGCTCCCAGTCGAAATAATATTTCTTTCCATATTCATCCATGCAAAAGCTAAAAAACTTACACATTTTTATCATCCTTTCCGGGCATGTTGTCCTCAATGCCGCCATACAAGCAGCCCAAGATCAAAACGACAACCGCGCCAATCACCATTATAGCAGGAATATTGAGTATCATCGCAACACCAGCCAGAGAAGCCCGCCGCAAATAATCGCCATGCAGGTGATAAACAGACCAAGCAAGATCCCAGATGCAGCTCGAAGGCTATCATTATCGTTATTGTTCATTGTGACCATTGCTCCATTCGTTGTCTTTGCGGACCCGGATACAATGAGCGCCCAGCATGACCAGGATGCCAACGATGGCAAGCCCGATGCCCTTGAGCGCAACCACTACCCCTTCGGGCGTGGTGGTGAGATAGATAACCCCGTTTGCGATTTCGTTATTGCCCACAAGCGGGCCGATCACGAACACCATAAATAGAAGCGTTCCGAGGGGAATTAGAATGACTTTCATGCTACTCCTCTCGCGGCAATTTAGCCGCTCTTATCAATCCACACGCCCGGCAGTCATGGCCGGGGATGTGGTCAATATGCCATCTGCGCTCAAACATCGGGAACCCGTCATCCCAGGTATTGTGCAGGATGGCAATCACCGCCATGAGCAGATGGCCCGCGCAAAGCGGAACGGTGTTAGACACCGCCCCGCCGCTTGTCTGGTAGTAGTAGGTCAGGTTATACATCATCCCAACCATACCACGCCAAAACTGCGGGCGAAAGTAACATTTATCACCTTTTGCGGGTTACGTATATTACTTTTATTTTTCGCCCTTTTGGTGTATATGTAAGGCATGAGCAACAAGACTATTATTCTATCCGTTTTGACTGGCCTGCTGGCCGGATGCCTGATAATCATAGGCATCACAATCCTGGTTTGTTCGACGTGGAAAGGATAAACCATGAAATACTACAAGTTTTTGACAAAGGATCATCTTGGCCCATATTCGGATTTCGACTACACCGAATACCTGCCAACCGACAAGCCTGGGAAGTGGCTACCCGCGCTGAAATATTCAGACATCGTGATTTGCGAGAATGGGTATCACGCCTGCAAGCGCGAAGATGTCTTGGAGTGGATAAACGCCGAAATGTACGAGGTCGAGTTCTCTGGGCATATCAAGGCTGACGATGATAAGGTAGCGGGGTATAAAGTGCGGTTCGTTCGCAAGATCGAAACGTGGAACGAAAAAACGGCTCGCCTGTTCGCCGTCTGGTGTGCGCGGGAAGCATTGAAGTTGGTGGATAACCCCGACCCGCGCAGTATTGCCGCTTGTGACGTTGCCGAACGCTACGCAAACGGTGAGGCAACGGACGAAGAATTAGCTGCGGCAAGGGCTGCGGCATGGGATTCGGCAAGGGATGCGGCAGGGGCTGCGGCAAGGGCTGCGGCATGGGCTGCGGCATGGGATGCGGCAGGGGCTGCGGCAAGGGCTGCGGCATGGTATGCGGCAGGGGCTGCGGTAAGGTATGCGGCATGGTATGCGGCAAGGGATTCGGTAGGGGCGGCACAAGTCAATAAGTTGTTTGAGATGTTGGGAGAAGAGTTATGACCGAAGAACCGCAGAACATGGCGCATAATATCGTCGGCCTGTTCGCCGTTATTCTGATGATCGGCATCCCGGTTGGGCTGCTGATCGCCCTGCTTGCGTGGGGCGTAAGTCAATCCTGCGGGATGTTCCCCGCACAATGGTTTTGTGGAGGTTGAGATGGATATTACCAACATGCCCCCCAGCCCGGAACTGGACGCGCTCATGGCTAAGCAGGTGATGGGGTGGGAACTAAAACAAGTCTTTTTGAGTGATGCATATATTACGGCTTGGGATGCTGGTAACGGTTATTACCGCCCCGTCTGGTCATGGTCGCCCTCCACCGACATCGCCTGCGCCTTCGAGGTGGTGGAGAAGATGCAAGCAGAGCCGGACGAATGGTTTTTCCAGATTGCTAGAACAACAGTCATATCCCCAAATTGGTACGCTGAATTTGGTGGAAAGATGGTGCGCGCAGAAACCGCCCCCCTTGCGATCTGCCGCGCCGCACTTGCCGCGCTTGACAAAGGAGAGTGAAGGATGACAACGTTATCCAAGATAATAAGAAAACTTCTTTTAGGCAGTTTTGTGAAAATCAAAAACTCCTCAAGCCCGGATGACTGGTTTTTAGTCATTGGGATTGAAGAACCACATAACTCTGATGGATATAATGGATGCTATGTTCAGCAATTTAGGCTGCATCTAAAAGATTCTTACCAAGAAATTGTAACAATCGGGATGTCAGATGAAATCGAAATCCGCGCTTGACCTCCGTGCAGGTTTAGCGTATAATGGAGATGCGGAAATGATGACAGGAATAAGCCCCCTTTTGTCTGGCTTGAGGCTAGGAGAACCTGTCACCTCCACCGCAGGCCGAAAGCCAGATGAAAGGGAGTTTGTTATTTATGGATAACAGCATGAGACTATCTGAATATCTTATCGAGCTCGGTCGCCCGGTTGCTTACTATCCCAGCCTTGCTAAATTGCTGGGTGTCAAGGCAACCGTTTTTATTTGCCAACTCGCCTATTGGCACGGAAAGCAAGCAGATCCCGAAGGATGGATATACAAGACATCCGATGAACTGGAAGAAGAAACCGGCCTATCCTATTATGAGCAAAAGAGCGCCAGGAAGGAACTACGGGCGCGCGGGATGCTTGAGGAGAAATACAGGCGGCTTGACCATCAGATGTATTACCGGGTTCTCTGGGATGTCCTAAATGAGTTTTGGTCAAGTTCGCGAACGTGCAACAGTAACGCTCCCGAATGTGATAAAACCTCATTCGGGAATGAGGAAGTTCCACATTCGTTAAATGAATCAGAGACTACGACACAGACTACAACAGAGATTAAAAAGGGTGTAAATTTCGATTTTCAAAAGTCCGATCTCGGCTGGGCAGTCGCCGCCGGTGAGGACATCCCCGCCGAACAACTGGCGGCACTCCAGGCCGAGCGCGCCCTGCTCGATGAATACGAGCGGGCGATGAACTACCCGCCGCTGCCATGGGATAAGCCGAAGCTGGACAAGCTGCGCCGGTTCCTGGTATCGAAGCCGGTCGAGGAAATCCGCAAGTTTGCCGAATGGTCAAAGCGTCCCTACTCGGACTTTAGCCCCACGAAGGCGCGCAGTTATCCCGACCAGGTCAAGGATAACTGGCTCATCGCCCAGGCGTGGACACCGAAGGGCAACGGGCGCGGCGGGGTGGACCCGGTGGACGAGGTATTCGCTAAACTCATAGCAGAAAGGGACGCGGTACTAAATGGCAACGCTTGAGGAAATACACATAACCCTAAGGCTCCTGCGGGCATCGTTCCCGCGCTGGACGCCCGAAACCGACACGGCTAAGAGTTGGGCCATCCTGCTCGAAGATGTCAACGGGGAGGAGTTGCAAGCCGCCGCGCTGCATTGGATCACTACGAACAACTCTCCCTGGCCGCCGTCTATCTCGGAAATCCGGGCGATGGTATCCCGCCTGCGAAGGATGGCGGCGGGTGTGCCGGATGCGTTCAAAGCCTGGGGAGAACTGCTCGAAATGCCCGCCGATATGGAGCGGGTCCAGGTGGTAGAGAGTGAAGCCGGGAACGAGATAATTCACCACCACTTGAAATTCTCGCACCCGCTCATCGAGGAAGTGGCGCGGGACTTGGGCTGGCCGGGGAAGTTCCCAGGTGACAACCCATCCACAGACCGGGCGCACTTTGTGAGGGCGTACAATGAGCGGCTCGAAACGATGCGGATAGAGGACACCATGCTTCCGCGCGTTCGTGAGTTCGTTGATAACCAGCGGGCGCAAATCGAAATGGCGAAGATCGCCGGAAAGTTGAGCGATGGCAAAAATGAATAACGGTCACCTTGTCAAATGCCTTGACCTGGAGCGCATCCTGCTCAGGCAGTCATACGAGTGGGGCAATACCAACCGGGAACGGTATCTCGAACTCATGCGCCAAGAAGTAGCACACCGGGAGACGTGTAACATTTGCAACCCGGCCCTGATAGCCGATGAGCTGGTAGCGGAGTTATTCGGGCCGGGCGCGGTAGTGATGAAAGGATAAGCGGTGAAACTATTAGACTTGTTTTGTGGAGCAGGCGGGGCGGGGATGGGATACCACCGCGCCGGGTTCGAGGCGGCCCCGGTGTATGCCGCGCCGCAGATCGCCGCCGAGATAGTCTTGCAGGCGCACAGCGGGGATACATACTGGCTGTATGACACATATAACGAGTGGTCGCTCATCGGTAACAGCCGGGACACGCTCGGATGGATACTGAGCGATAAGATAGCGGAGCGACCATGAACCAATACATCCCATCAAGCCCTGGTGACGGCGTATCATTCGCAGATGTGCCACTATCCAACCGAACCATCCATCGCATTGATACCCTGGTGGTGCTGGCGTGGAAAGCGGAACAACTCCAGACGGATGAAGAAAAAGCGGCGCTGTACGCTCAAAACAAAATGAAGTATATGGCGGCCAAATATCTTGGCGCAAAGCATGAGCAACTAAACGCCAAGTGGTGCGTAACGCCAAAGCGCAGGAAGTACCCGCGCCACATGATATGCGAGGAAGCGGATAATGCAGCGCTATTGGAAGCCCTGACCGACAAGCCGCAATGGTACAAAGACATTCGGGAACGGCTGGGATGGTCAGAGTACCGGATAAGGAAAGCGGAAAAGTCGCTCAAGGGAATATTGCAAACCGATAACCCAGGCGGTAGAAAGGCGTATTGGTGGAAATGAATATCGGAATGATGTGGTTCGATAATGATCCCAAAACATCGCTGGCAACTAAGATAGCCCGCGCCGCTGAATACTACCGCGCCAAGTATGGGCGAACACCGGATATTTGCCTTGTAAACCCTAACACTACCATTGGAGAAGTGATGGGAAATATCACCATCCGTTCTTGCAAAACCATCCTGCCGGGTCATTTGTGGATCGGCGTTGAAGATGTGGAGGTTCGGAATCATACCGAACCCGAATGTGATAAAAGTCACTCCTAAGTTATTACAAAAGTTATTGCACTAATATGCCTAAAGTGGTAATATAAGTGCAAGGAGAGAGCGACATGGATACAACCACCTGGCACGACCAACGCCCCACCCATACCACAACCGAAGCGCAATGGCTGAGAAGCCGCGCCGAACACTATGAGCAACTTTACTGCCAGACGGTCGAAGGCGACCGGGAACTGGCCGAGGAATACTGGCAGACCGCCAAGACGCTGCAAGCCCGCGCCAAAGTCGAAGAGGCCTGGGCATACTGCAACGAACGGCAGGCGTGGTACACCGAACACGCTGACAACGAGCCGCAAGCGATGCGGACATTCTTATTGTGATGATCGCCGTGATGGCGTTTCATGCTCCTCCTTCTCCCTGCCCGTTGATGACCCGTAGGGATAGCGGCGAGACGGGCAGGCGAGGGAGAGCGACCGATGAAAGGAGCAGGCCAATGGCGCCCGGCCAGCGCATCCAACAAACTGCGGACGGGATAGCCGCAGATCACCCGAAAGGAACAAGGAAATGAATTTAACAGAAGTTTTACCGAAACTCAAAGAACCATTCCCCGTTGAGAAAATCAGTTTCAAGGTTCAGACGAAACCAAGCGAAAATGGAAACTCGCTAATTGTTGCATACATTGATGCCCGCGTCGTTATGGATCGCCTCGATGATGTTGTAGGCGGTGAATGGTCAGATTCGTACGCCGCCGCCGTTAGTGGTGGGCTGGAATGTTCCCTGACTGTTCTTGGAGTTACGCGCCGGGATGTTGGCAAGGATGACAACGAGAATGAGCAGGAGAAATCGGCTTATTCGGACGCTTTCAAGCGCGCCGCCGTGAAGTTTGGGGTCGGGCGCTTCCTGTATGACCTGCCGAAAATGTGGGCAAAAGTTCGCCCAATCGGTAAGACGTTTGTTCTTGCAGATGGAGAAGAAAGCAGGTTGCGCGCTATGGTATTGCGGGCGCTCAATCCAAGTCTGAACGATGATGGATTTCCAAGCGTCGAAAAGATTGAGGCATCTTTGCAGAAACAGGAGAAGATCCCGCAGAACAACAGCAACGTTTGGAGCGCTGCGCAGAAGAACGCCCTTATCACCGCAGGGTTGGCAAAGAATGACTATGCCGCCAAAGGGATGCTCGGCCTATCCAACCTGCCAGGCGAGGCGCACGACAGTATCATTATTGCCTGGGGCAAGGCGTACCGCAAGGTTAGGACAGAGATGACCGCACCCGAAGCCGCCGATTACGCCAATGACCTGTACTCGAAGGGAGAATTATAATGCACCACACCATTATCATCGTTGGCAACGTTGGCAAAGATGCCGAGATGCGCTACACCCCCAACGGGCAAGCCGTGACATCCTTCTCCGTCGCCACCAACCGGCAGTACACCAACGGCGCGGGAGAAAAGGTCAAAGAAACCGTCTGGTTCAGCGTGTCATCCTGGGGCAAACTCGCGGAGATTTGCAACGAGTACGTGAAGAAGGGGATGCTGGTCTATGTCGAAGGACGGATGACCGCAGACCCCGCAACCGGAGGGCCGCGCACATGGACCGGGCAAGACGGAACGGCGCGCGCATCTTTCGAGGTGACCGCCTCCACCGTGCGCTTCCTGACCAAAGCGGAAGCGGCTCACGCAGAAGAAAACCAGCTTGAGCGCCTTGAACAAGACGATGTGCCATTCTAAGCGCATAAGCGCAGAAAGAACAAAAAAATGAATAAGAACGAAGAAGAATTGTTGCGGGATTTTCTCGGCGATTTAGTGGCATCAAAAGGCTCTGTTGCTCGCAGAGCAATTACCGAAAATATCGTTGCGTTTATCCGTAAACTTGTTGCAAAATATCGCGACGAATCGGAAGAACACGCAGAAGATGAACGAGATGATATTCCATTCTAACCACCCCGCCGCAGAGGGGGAGCGGCGAGAAAATTGTGGTAAAATGAACGTAACCTATTCTTCTTTGCAAAGGAGTATGACAAATGTTCGATGTGGACTTTCTGTTGGATTGGGCGCAAGCCCTCTTAGTTTCTGCTGTTCCCCTGGCGGTGGCAGTTTGGGGAGCCGTGACCGCATTCAAGCCGCTATTGACAAAGATTGGCGAGTTCATCAAGGATGCCGATCTGCGCGACAAGGTTATGACCGCTGTTTATATGGTGGTTGCGGCCTTGATTGGGTTTGGTGCATCTGCATACCTGCAACTCGAACCGCTGCAAATCTTCAACGCCCCGCTTTGGGCCGGTTACCTTGTGATGGCTTTCCTGGTCGCTCTTGGAGAGAATATTCTGCACCAGGGCATTTCCATCTTGGTCGCCGTCAAGGATTGGCTTCGGGCCTTACCGAAGGAATAGGAGGTTACCAACACAATTTGATGGAGCATAACAACTGAATAAGCGCGCCTACACCGTTAGGGTGTGGGCGCGTCCTATTGTAAGGGAGATAACATGAAATCAGCAGTTTTCGACATTGAAACAACGGCACTCGAAGCGATTGGAGCGGGGATCATGCTCTGCGCTTGCGTTCGCCCCCTGGCGACAAAGCGAACAAGGACATTCAGGGTCAAGTATCAGAAGGAATGGAAGCAGGAAGAAACCGGCTTTCTGGAAGTCGAAGAAACCGAAATGCTGAAAGAGTTTATCGCTGAACTTTCGACATACGATTTATTGATTGGGCATAATATAGAAATGTTTGATCTTCCGTTTATCCGAACGCGGGCATACCGGCGCGGGCTGGATTGCGACCTGATGCCCTTTGTGTATGATACCATGCGCCTGTTTGGGAGAACTAAGTTCCGCACGGTCAATAACGGGTTTGGCAAGCCAACCAAGAGCTTGGACATGATCGCTGACTTGTTGCAACTCGACCAACTCAAGACGAAGATTTATCCCGCCTCGCATTGGATGACGATATGGGGAAATGCCGCAAAGCGCGAGGAAGCAATGAAAGACATCATCGACCATTGCGAGCGCGATGTTAGAATGAACATGGGAGTTTATGAAATGCTCATGCCGTATGACTACAAGGGGATTATAAGACGATGGATGTAACCCTGCTCAAAGAACTGGATGAAGTAATCCGACCAACCCCGATGCGCCCCGATGGGTACGGGTTCACGTTGGATGAATACGCAGAATATAACCATTGCAGCAGGGGAGCAGCCGAGAAGGTGCTTACTAACCTTTTGGAAAGTGGCGTTCTTGCCGTCACCACTATGCAGATGCCCGGAAAGTCAAAAATCAATGTTTACCACCGCCCAAGAGGAGTGACCGCCCCGTGACTGAGTGCGCCGTCATCCTGGCCGGGTTCATCACCCTGATCATGTTCTCGGAGTGGGTGCGCCGCCGCTATTGGCTGCACGGGCGTGACGTAAGTTATCGCCGCTATTTGGTGTCAGCCCATTGGAAGGACATCTCCCGCCGGGTCCGGATGCGGGATGACTACACCTGCCAGGACTGCGGCGCGGACGGGTGGGTAGTCCATCACCTGACGTATGAGCGCCTGGGGCGGGAGAGAATGAGCGACCTCGTGACGCTCTGCATGGGGTGTCACGCGGCACGGCACAAAGCGGCGAAGTTGTCGCCGCCGATATAGGAGCGAGAATGACATTCGTAGATAAAAGCAAACACAAGTATGGTTGGTGGCTGAATATAGACATAGAACTCCATTGCTATTGCGGAGAATATATCCAAATTTGTGACGGCGACGAACAAGTATTCACTTGTAGCAACTGTGGACAACAATGGATGTTTTACATAGAGGCAAAAGAAGTAGAGGAAGAATGACGGTTACATTGCACTTGGGCGACTGCCTAGACTTCATGCGCGGGATGGAGGCGGGGAGTGTGGATTGTGTGTTTACAGACCTGCCATACTTCGAGATAGTCAAAGCAGATTGGGACAACCAATGGAAAACCCGCGCCGATTATCTGGATTGGATTGTATCCCTGGCGCATGAGTGGAAGCGGATCACCAAAGACAACTCAAGCATTTTCCTGTTCTGTGACGAGAAGATGGAGGCATACATCCAGGTTAGGCTTGATGAAATCTTTTTATTGCTCAATAAAATCGTATGGTTCAAGCCAAACAACTTGCCACAGAAAAACGCCCACATGCTGAGAACGTTCGCGCCAATGACCGAGAGGGCGTTATTCTACGCAACAGCCGACCCTCGCGCAGACCCCACAGGCTTACAAGCAGTCATGAATGATATGGCAACATTCAAAAAGATTAGAGATTATTTTCAGGATGAGCGTAATAAAACCAGCTTGAGTTATAAAGAAATAAACGAGCTATGCTTTGGTACGGCTTCCAATGGTGGCGGCATGGCCTCAAACATATTGACATCATATAAAGATGGCTGGAGTTTTCCAACACAAGAAAAGTACGAAGCCTTACAAAAGATAGGAATTTGCCCTATACCATACGAAGCCTTGCGCCAGGAATACGAAGCCTTGCGCCGCCCGTTCAATGCAGATACACAAACCCGGGATGTTATCGAATGGCCGATTGTTGGAGGTGGAGAAAACACAGACCACCCAACCACAAAGCCGCTCGGACTTTGCCGCCGGATTGTTTCGGTCATCACCAACCCCGGCCAAGTTGTTCTGGATTGCTGTATGGGAAGCGGTACGGCGGGCGTGGCCTGTGTGGAATTGGGGCGGCCATTTATTGGATGCGATAACAATCCGCAATACTTCGCCATTGCTGAGAAGCGGATAGCCGAGGCGCAACTCCAGCCGCCGTTATTCAGGGAAGAAACCGCCGATAAAGCGGAACAGGTCGAATTGTTCTAAACAAAAACAGCCCCGCGCCAGGGCTGTTTTGTTTTACTTCGTCAGCCCCAATCCCCCCAATATAGCTGCGAAAATCGCACCAATCCCCGTGATAGTCTCCACAATCGCGCTCTTGCGCTTGTTCTCTGCAATGTCATCATAGACCCCCTCGAACCGTTCATCAATCAAATCACAGCGCCCCTTAAACGCCGTTTCGAGCGCCGTCATTCTATCGGCCAGCGCCCGGATCTCCCTGTTTGTGTCCTTCTGTGTTTCCATAATCTCACCCTGATTCTCGGCCAATCGGTCAAGCCTCGCCAGTACTGCGTTAGGGGTTTTCGACGTAGTCATAATATCATGCTCCAGGGTGCAAAGGTGGGTGCAAAAGGGCGTAACTATCCTTACAGTTTTTTTACATTATCCGCTATTTGCATTTCAGATATATATATTCGGCATCCCGGTCAATGACCACGCATTGCAGGGTTTCGGGGAAATCGGGCGTTTCGGTCGGGGTTGCGGTCGGGGTGTAGGTGGGTGGGATGCTTGTCGGGGTTGGCGCTTGGGTTCGTGTCGGGGTTGGTTGGGGTGTCCTGGTTGGGGTGTAGGTTGGAAGCGGCGCGGGCGTATTGGTTGGGGGCGTGGTGCTGCCATCGTTATCCACAAGATTGATAACGCTCTTGAGTATCCAGTAATGTCTGGAATATCCCGAATAAGTGTTCCCCTGGAACGTTATCCCATTTATACATTGAAGCAGAACGGCCATTGTTCCATTCCCGGTAAAAGTATTTCCATCAAACAGCACGTCTGTGATAGGATAAGACGAAGAGCAGGCATTGTGTCCTATTTGCGCAGGATGCCAAGAGGTGATGGCATAAGATATAAATGTGTTGTTCCTGAAAATAATATTGCTGACAGTATAACTAGATGAATTTCGCTCAATCATCGTGTACTTAATCATTAGATTCTTGAGTAGCGTTCCATCCGGTAAAGTGTTATACGGAAGAATAACGGTGTTATTTTCAAATAGAATGTCAACCGCACTTCTCCATGTTTGGAATCCGTCAATGTGCGCCCAGCAGTTTTCGTCTATTTGCGCTTGACTATCTGAGCAATTTGTATAGTGCATCAGGTCTTTATGGTTTATGTCGTGAATATAATTATTGACTATCACGTGGTGCGACCCAAAAAAGCGGATCCCATCTGCGTCGGTTCGGTAAGATGACTCTGGATAAAGGTAGTTCCTGATAACGCTGATTTCGTTCCCATCAGCGACTAGATAATCTCCATCCATGTATATTCCAGATCCCACCGCATTTGTAATAGTATTCCCGATAATGTTGGTTTTGTCAGCGCTGGTAAAAACTCCGTATCCGTAACAATCGCGAATTATGAAATCTTGAATGGTGACATTACTCGCGCTTATTTTTATGCATGGTGTTGGAGAACTGGACTTAACGCCAATGATCTCGGCCCCCGGCTGAGCGGCAAGAGTAACAGATTTCCAAACATTCAGATTTTCTTCGTATTCCCCGTCCTGAACTGTTATTATCGCGCCGATTGGTACAACGTTTATGGCGTGTTGGATTGTCAGCCAGGGCGCTTCTAAAGTCCCTGGGTTGCTATCGTTCCCGGTGGGGGATACATAGTAATTGGCTGATTGCGCCGCGCCGTGCGAAACGAACGAGGCCAGCAGAATCAGGATGATAATGGTTGATAATCTTTTCATTTCGTTTTCTCCTCTAAGGAATTTTATAATGTAAAACTTTTTGCATTCCCGGCTGGTATCCGATGCGCTCGTAGTGGAAGTACTCAGCGCATGAGCATTCCAGTTCAAGCAGGGTGACATCCTCGCCCGCGCGCCCGGCGCGCATCTGCTGGATGTGGCATAATTCGTGAACCATTGCGCCGCTCAGTTCTGCCGGGGTCATTCCCGGCTTGAGCATGATAATTCCCGGCATTGCCATATTGCGCCATCCGGGGATAATGGTCGCGCCGAAAGCGAGGTTAGACAGGATAACCCAAATTAGTATAACCTGGATTACCCTGATCCCCCGCATCTTACCACCAGCCAGACCCGCCGGGCGTGGCGTAGGTGACGGTCAGTTTCGGGTAATAGCCAGCCGTTGCACTGGATGACGAGTGCAGATCCCAATAATCCGCAGTACCCGCAACCTGTATCAGCAACACGCCATAGTTGGCATTCGCCCCGCTGACCCATCCTTCGACAAGCGTCTTGAGGTTCCATTGCTTCTCGTCGCCATTCACCTGGGTAGCCGTAAAAGCACACAAGGCTCCCCCGGTTGTCGTGTAATCTGTGCCAGATCCCAACCCACCGCCTGAAGTCCAGTTGTTGCCTGTGCTGTAAATGTTATACGTCACCTGGGCTTCCACCCAATCCCTCAAACAACGGTAGGCATAAACACTCTGCGCGCCGGATGCGTTATCTGCGGCGATATATAACGACATGGTAGCCGATAGAATGCTGGCACTCGCCGGGATGGTTGTAAGCGCGAACTTTAGCGCCGATGTGTAAATGTGGCTCGATATGCCAAATGTACCAACCTTCAAGAGCGCGTTCGTTCCGTAGTTGGTCGTAGCATTATCCTGGTCCATGTAACTGTCAAAGGCGCTCGCTTCTGCGGGCTGGAGGGTGACGGTAGTAACTGGCATTATGGCAAATCCGCCTGGAGCATGAGATACAACCCGGTCGTTCCTGTTCCGGCCACGTCACAATCTACCCGGATTAAGTCGCCGGTCGCCAGGTCGTCATAACTCGAATTGATGACCGCCGCCGTCGCTGCGTCCGCGCTCGAAAATTCGTTTGCGTCGATGGTCAGGGACGTAGAGAGCATATCGCTGAATGCGTGAGCGGTTGTGGCGTTTGCCTGCCTGCCCCTGGCCAACATTACGGTAGGAGTTCCGCTTGTCGATTTGGCGAACACCATGATCTGCACACCGGTCAGGTTGTAGCCGTTCACGATTGCCGGAATAGGAATATAAGTTTTTGCGTCTCCGGTTGCCAGGGCGGTGGTTGCATACACGATTTCCCCGCTCCATGCCCTTGATTGCAGGAACGTAAGATTCGCGCTGATTTCATCCATCTGCGCGGCGGTCAAAATATCATTCGCGTTAAAATCTCTCGGAGTAGTCCAGGCCATTATGACCAACCTCCCTTGCCGACAAAGAGACTGCTAACCATTTCCTGTGATAGTTTGCCACCTTTGTCCAGCATACAGCCGTGCGCTAGATTCTCGGCTCTTAATTCGTCTGGCGTTTCTGTTTTCCAGTTTCGATTGGCTTTATTGGGGCGCATCAATAAAATAGCCTCAATTTCTTTCAGGTTTTGCGGCCATGCTATCGGGTAAGATTCGCCAATTTTCTTCGCCTTTTCTCTTGCTTCCATGCGTAAATCATCATCGTCAACGGGGCGAAATATCTCTCTGCCCCGGCTATCAATCACGCGGTTATAGGCAACAGCCATCAAATCGGGGTGACAGACAGAGCAGGTGAATTCGGTATCTCTTTTTCTAACCGAAAACTTTGTTCCGCATTTGGGGCAAGCAATCAGCCAACGCCCCCAATTCATGTAAGGTGAAACGGATATATATTCCATTAGACTCCTAACTTGTTTTGATCGAGCCGCCCGGTGTCCAGTATCAGCCAATCGCCCACGCTCTGAGCCAGTTCAAGCGAACTGAGCGTAACTTTCAGGATGTTGCCCGGCTCGATGCGGCGCGATACCCGGTTGGCAAAGAAATCATTAGACGCGCCCCCCACCGTCTCGCTGATGACAACTCGGCTCCCAACATCCAGCGAGCAACCATATCCCATGAACGTTGAATTGCGGTTGGCGACAAATGTGATGCTTTCGATCTCGTCCGGCGCTTGCGGGTCTTTCCAGATTGACAAAAGCCAATCGACAAAATCCTGCCCGACGCTCGGATTGCTGCAATATGCCAGGTTCAATGACAATTCATTCGGGCCATTGGCGGTGATGCTCGTGCTATCCTCGGCCACAACGTCTATCGGGTCGTACAGGTACAACCCGCGCCCGCGCAGGTTCAGCGTATTGATAAAGCCGCGCGTCCCGCCGGTGTTCTCAGGCGTAACGGATGCGGAGTTCCCGCCGAAATCAACCGTCAGCGATAAATTCGCATTCAGGTCGTTTCCCGTGCCGCCGCTATATGTACTCATGTTGTAATCCGTCCCGGCGACTGGCGTTTGCATGTCCAGCCCGGCGATGCGGGAAGATGCCCCATCGGGGTCACGATAACGGAAGATAATCGGGTCAAGTGTCGCCCCGGCTCCAATCTGGATCTCCCGCTGCAGGGTTGCGAGAATGGTTTCCGGGCTTGTGTCCAGGTAGGCCGGGTGGACGGTTGCGCGCACGATGTTGTATATAATGCTCTGGCGATAGGCCATATCCACCATCGTATTCGAGAACGTGGCTTCATCGGTTGTTCGTACCAGTCGGGCATGGCGGGATTCGCTGACCAGCGTTTCGCCGTCCGTTGCGTCGCCGGTCAGGTAGAAGTATTCCAGCCCGGATAATGCGACCTTTTGCGCCACGCTGTAAGCCGTGCTGCGCTCGTCCTGTATATCGTGGAAGGCATAGAGGAACGTATCCACCCCAACCCCGAAATCGGTATTATCCGGCGCGGCGGGCAGGTTGTCAATCAATGCCTGGTAAAGCGTGTCTGATGTTACGTTTGTCTGGACCGGGATTCTTTCAACCCTGCGACTTGCCAATTCGTTTATGTAATCAACGGCGGTCACGCTGGTATAGCGCTCCCTGTATATGCCCGGCATTGGGATGGCATCCACTATCTTGAATTTCCAGTATCGGGTAGTGCCTCCGCTCGTCAAGGATACCCTCACCTTTGTCCCACGCGCAAAACCGGCGCGGCAGTTGGTATGCCCTGGCGAGTAGTATCCTTGCAGGCCTCCCGAATTGGAACTTGAGTTATCCAAGGCAAAAGACAACACGCCCGTTCCGGCTATTCTCACCCCCACCGGATCGGATGACGTGGCCCCGCCGCTCCATTCAACAGGAACAACTAACACCGTGTCCTCTTTTACGGAAGTCCACGAGCCGATATATAACTGAATATCCCAGGTTAGCGCGGTCATCCCATAACCTGCTGGACGGCATCACGAACGGCAATGGCATTGGCCCGGATGAAGCGGTCAAACATCGCCGCAAAATTTTCACCGCCAATCGTGCCGCCCTCGGCAAAGTGCGGCATTCCACCGCGCCGCATCGCCCTGGATTGTGCGGCGCTGTAAACCCGCGCGCCGTGTGGGGCATAGACCAATTCTGTGTGGGGTGTCCATCTGCCGCCGGGCGCATCCCCTACCACGCCCCAGCCAGAGAACGAGCCGCCGGAAGCATAATTCCCGCCCTCGCCCTGCCATTCGCTGTTATTCCCGCCGCCTCCACCTCCACCCCCGCCGCCCTGTTGTTCTACAACAACGGTCACCTTATCGGGGATTTCGTCAAGCATCGCAATGATATTATCGGTTGTGGTTCTCCAGGTTGTCTCGGTGTCTCCGGATAGAGTTGTCATAGCGGTATCTGCTTCGGTCGTGAAAGTTGTCCAGGCGGTCACGGCTGCCCCCGCCGCTTCCTCACTCCACATGCCCATTTCGACACCCAGGCCCATAATTTTCTCAATCTCGCCTGGCTGTATCCCGTCTGCAATAGCGGCAGCAACCGCGAAATCGAAAACCATCTTATTAGCCGCCGCATCCATCCCGGCGTACAGCTCGTCAATGTCAGACTTTAGCCCCGTGACCTTGCTCCCGGTTTCACTCCAGCCTGCGGCGCGGGCCGCCGCCAGTTCCGCTTCCTTCTCCTTGATTTTCTCCTGCACAGTATCATAATTCTCGGCATAATCCATGAGGAAGTTTAGCTTGAACTCGCCGCCGCCAGTATCCTGTATCGCTTGCGCCAGGTCAGATAGTTGGATAACGGTATCCTGCAAATCTTCCTGGACTTCCGGGAGCGTTCCGAAAATACGCTCAAATACATCCTGCGGCATCCCTTGAAATTCTTGCTTTATGTCATTTAGATTTGTGGCAACACCACCCAGCGCCATTTCTGCGGCTTCAATGTCGAATGTTCTTTCGCGCCCAAATCCCTGCTTCATATACTTTGAAGCATCCAGCCCAATCTCAGCAAGGCGGGATTGAACTTCTGTTACCTTTGTCAGATAAGTTAATTCTGTTGCCACTTCATCGGCAAATCCCGCCGTCGCCTGGGCGGTGGCGGTCTTCATTGCATCCGTCCAGTTTTCGACAGCCGCCTCTAGTCTCTGGAATGAACCTACCGTAGTATCGGCAGCATTGCCAACCTTATCAACTTGTTCTTCGGCCTGTTGTAAAAATGCCTCAGTAAACGCCTCACTCGCGGACAATCCCGATTCTTCGAGCTTCTTTACTTTTTCATCGAACCCATCAATGCTAACCCCCAACTGGTCAAAGCGCATGGTGGTCTGGTTCGCCAGCGTCAAAACCAACTGGTTCATGTCCATTCCGAGCGCGGCCGAAACGGTGGATAGCCGCACAACCTGATCTTCTGTTTTCGCCAACCCCAACCCAACAAAATCGGCGGCGGTCGCCATTAGCTCCATATCGGAGCGCGTGCCAAGTGTGGCGGCTTTCAGCTTCTTGAGCATAGCGTCTGACGTTGTATCGATGGACATCGCCAGGCGGTCAAATTTTATGGTTGCATAATCCAGTTCAGCCCCCTCACGCGCAAATTCCCAGGCCTTCTTCATGACCTGTGCAACGTTTCGAACGATGTTCATTACATCGGTGTAAGACTTTACAAGCGACTTTAAGCCGCTCTCGCTCTTTTTAGCAGAAGCGGCCTGTTTCTCTAGCGCCTGGTTGGTCTTTTCGATTCCAGACGCGGCGCTCGTTCCGGCGGCATCGGTGTCCCCCAGCTTTGCCTTGACACCATCCAGAACCTTTGTCGCCTGGTCTATCGCCTCAATTACAAAATCAATATCGCCCATTATTCACCGTCTGCATAACTCTTGTGTGCATTCCGCAATATTGCCGCCAGGTCTTTATTATTTATGTCCATTTCCCACGCGCCCCAATTTTCCGAACGGGAACGGGATTCAAAGGCGACCTGCACATTGCGGGCGATGGTCATATCTTTGGCAAGGCGGGGCGCTAACACGTCCCGCCCTGTTACAGCCATCACGCCGTACATCTCGATATACTGCCGAATGCTAACTTCCTTTGGTTGCGGCGCGTCGTCCTGCAACCACGCATAGGTGCGCGCCGCTACTCGTTTGGGTCTGCCTCGTTCAATTCCTCGCCGCGATAAATCTCCATGACGCAGTTTGTCAGCCATGCAAACAACCGCGCCGCTTCCATTCTCGGCGTGCCGGGGAAGTTCTGCGGGGTGGGGTTCTCTATCCCGTCAATGTGCCAGGTTTCCACGCATTGCAGGAGCGCGGGAAGAATGGCAAAGTGCTGACCGGCAATGGTCTTGCCTTCGACATTCCTCACGCTTTCGATGGCTTCTTCCCACGCCATAACGGACGCAAGGGGAAGGGGATCGTAAATTTCAACATATCCGCAAAACTTCTTGAAGTCTTTCGGGGTTTCAAATCGCTTGCTCAAAGGAAATCCTTTCTACTGGTTTAGGTCTCGGCGGCAGTACCCCAGGCGGGCGCGGCGCTTCCTGCGGCGACATAGAATGATGCGCTGTACGTGCCATCCGGGTTCACGATGTACGACTTGCAGAGGAATCCATCCGTTGCGCTTGACGTGATGCCGAACTGTGGTTCGGTGTCCCAGGCATGACGGACACCAAACTTGACATCCAGCGTCAAGGGGGTGACACCACCCGGCAGGTTATACAGCACCGTATGAGAGCCGGACAACGATCCTGCGGCTGCGGCGGCGGTTGTATCGAATGGGCCGGTGATGTCAATGGTGCAATTTGCATGCGCGGGCAAGTAGCCCTTGATTGCATCCATAAAGGCGGTCAGGTCAACATTATCATAGTCCAGCCCGACCCCATTGATGGACGATACCGGGATGGTGCGTAGAGTTCCCGCCGAATCGTCAACATTGAATGTTACCCACTTGGAAGTGGTTCGTCCTGTATTTGCTGCCATAGTTTATACTCCTTATCAATTAGCCCCGAACACACGCCAGGGCGAATGTAACCGTAGTCGCTGTATCCAGCACGATTTGCCAGCGCAGATAGCGCCGCACGGTTGCAGTTGTTCCGATTGCGATTACTCCAGACGTTGCCGCCGAGCAGTCAATAACGCCGGAAGTTAAACTTGCCACATCCGAGAAGCTCGAATTGTCGGCGCTGTCCTGTACCTTGATCGTCGCATTGCCATTTCCGGCTGTCACCTGATACATCATATAAGCCCCGGCGGTAGTCTCTGCCGCGCCTGGGTGGTCCACACCCGCCGCCGCGTTGACCGCCGTTGTCGCCGTAAGCGGGCGCAAAAGCAACCCCCAGGCCTTTTGGTATGCCTTGATAGTGGATGTGACAGACGTTCCAGCATATTCAATGGATACGTTATTCATCCCGCTCATTGTCACGGGAGCAAGATAGTTCTTTTGCTCAACCACCGCGCAGAACGCCGGGTCGCCCTGGGCGGGCGCTGCGCGGATACCGACTGCAACCAGAACGTTCTTCGTTCCGGTTGCGGTATTTGCCAGGACATGCAGACCGCTTGTTGCTGTATTATCAAGGAAGCCGTTCAGCGTTCCCACATTGATATTAGCCAACTCCGGCAAGCCGCCCTTGATGGCATCCGACATAGCGGCATCGGTAGTCACATCAAATTCGGTTGTAAGCGGCCCGATGTCGCGGGAATACCCGCTCAGGTCGTAACCGTTGACATACACCCGGTTATATTTTTGAAAGACAGTCCTACCCGTCGCCATGTTTCACCTTTCCTTTTAGCTTCGGCGGTTCCTCTGGCGGGTCATCTTCCAAAACGGCCTCAGCGCACAAGCCCTCGATTAAGCGATATGCATCGCTGACATCTGCTTCCAGGATCTCGCCAGCCTCGCAATGGATAGCCTTCGGCCCGATGTTGAAATTGCCCGCAAAAAGTATCCTTATTTTCATCAGTTTATGAACTCCTGAATCCGAAATGAAATATCAACGCCGTGAAACGTGTTGCCCGCCGGGTCATAGACCGGCCCGATCTTGCCAATCCCAGCCAGGTCAAAAGATACGGCGATTGCGTCCCCATCGCTGTCCGCTATGCTCTCGGTAGAAAGCACCTTATTCAATATAGCCTTGAGCCTTTCCAGCATGACGGGATACACGCCCGATAATTCAGCCCCAATCGCGCTGTGATAATAGCGGTAGTTGAGCGTATAGGCGAGCGTCCCCTTCCGGCTTGTGCCAACCCCGAAACTATCAGGCGTGTAAACGATGTTAGAAACGAAGTTATCAGGAATGGGGCAAAGCGAACCGGGCGACATGACCTTTGAAGTCGTCACGCGGTCAACGTCCAGCACGGCCACACCGGGAATGGATAAATTTGCAATACCTTCGGTTACATCCAGAAACAGGGTTTCGGTGGTCATACATGCTCCCTGTATTTCTCGATGGTCGCCAGCGCAAGCGGTGGGACATCTTCCGGCCTGATAACGATCCCGGCGGCGGTGATGGTTATTCGCCCGCCGGATGTCTGCCCGCTGCGTGACGAATACACATTTTGAGCAATCAATAGGGTGGCGTGACGGATGTTCTCCATCGGGACCCACCTATACAGGGTTGCCCCGCTGGTATGGGTTGCGGCTGTTGACCCATTCTCGGCTCGCTGGACAACCGTTACCGTGTTGCCGGAAATGCTCGATACAATCGCCATCTCGCTGTCAACTTTGACTATCTGGCCCGGCGAGTACGCAATCCCGCTTGCCACATCCCAGGCGGTTTCGCTGATATCCAGATCCTCTGCAATGGTAGATGCGGCAAACCACCCCCGCTGGGTGTAGTTGTCGTGATAGCCCCACGTCCCGACAACGGTTATCACGCCTTCGGTATTCCCATACCCGTCATAGCTCCAGGAGTAGGTGGAAGATTCCTTCATAACGATCTTCCACTTGGGCGAGCGGTTCTTGGGGTATAGGTAATAATACGTGGTTGTCAGCACCGTGCCGTCGCCATTGGTGAGCGTGGTCACGGTCAGCAGGTCATCATCCAGCCAAATCTCGCGCCCGTCTGGCAGGTCGTAATAGCGCGTTTCTACGCGGGGGTAGAAGGTACGCCCCGTTTCGGAATCGATGTACCGGGATGCGGCTTCGATAACCTGTTCTATCATGCTATCATCGGCGCTATCATAAGACTGCTGCCCGCCGCGCGTGGTGAGCCAGTCTTTCAGGTTCGCCAGGGTTGCGTAGCCGTTCGTGATGGTCATTAGATGTCCTGAATATACAGCACGATTGCGCCGGTCTTGGTATCCCCGCCCTGGGCGAGTACCGCCTTCGGTTTCCCGTTCACAAGCGGCAGGTCATACCAGGTCAGGGCGCTTCCGTCCGCAATCGCGGCGCATGGGACACGCGGGTAAATCATCTGGTCGCTGTTCCAATCGGCCTTGATAAGCAAGGGGATAGACAATTCTCCATGCTCTGCGGTCAGGGTCAGGTCAACGCCATCTGCCAGATCGCCGTCAATACATTGCACGGCATACAGCCGCCCGGTCACGTGCGCGGTATGAGAGGTCGTAGCCGCGCCGCCTGAATTGGTTGTGAGCGATAATCGAATAACATTCATTTCTTACTCCTTCGGCGCGGTGTCTTCGCCGGTTCGGATTCTTCTGCGGGTTCTTCTTCCGGGGCTGCATCGGGTTCGATCTCGATGATAACTTCTTCGAACACGGGGGCGGGTGTCTTGGTGACGGCATGCGCCTTGCGTGTTTCCAGCAGCCACTTTCCCAATTCTTCCGATACTTCATATTCCCGCCCCTGGGCGAGGGCTTCGGCATGGTCGCCGGTCTGAGTGTCTGTTCCCGATACGTTGCGCCCCTGCACAAATTCAATCATTAGCACAATCATTTGTTTCTCCATTTCTGCCAGTCATCGCGGGGTATCACGCTTTCAGGCAAATATGTATTCTCGCTGATATTCAGCATCGTTACGTCATTCATGGTCCGGCGGCATTCTTCCATGCCGCGTTCTTCCCAGATAAAGCTGTTTGCCACGTCCCACGAATTATCGCCCCAGAAATGGGCGAGCCTGTTCGCGGGGTTGTGGTCAATCCCGATCATCAGCATGGTCTTGAAACCCATGTGCCAGGCGATTTGCAGAACCGCATCCATGACCCGGCGATAGTTGATGCCCCATTGTGTCATGACCTGCCGCTGGTTCGGTAGTTGCCCACCCAGGAATATATCGAACCCAGGGCGGCGGCGGAAGCGGTAGAAATCGCCTGGCACTACGTCCCAATCGGGTGACGGTATAAACTTTGCCACGTCTTTGTAATGTTCTGGCAGTTTGACGGTGTGCCACCTGTTTCTAATTCGCAAATCAACCGCCACCCAATAATCCGGCTTCCAGCCTTCGTATTTGTAGATTGTGTTGACGCTGAAAGACGGATAATCAAACCACTCCGGCGGGGTGAGTTTCAAGTTCGGGCCGATCCCAACAATCAAGCAGGTTTCGCCAGCGTGCAGGTTATAGAAGTCGCTTAGTTGCATACTTCATCCAGTCATCTGTTGGCAAAATGTCCTCGGGGACATGGGTATAAGGGCTGATATTCAGCATTTCAACACCCATACCCTCTCGAATCGTTTTGTAGCCTGCCATCCATTCGTCAATTGGCGCATTCGCGCTCGTGGCGTGGTCCACACCCCAGAAATGCTCTTGCGCCTTGAATTTTTGGTGTTCCATCCCGATAATGAGCATCTTACGAAAACCCATGTAATAGGCGATTTGCATTGCAACGTGCATCACGTTCCCATAGGTTATCCCTTGCTCAGTCATCAAGCCGGAGGGCCAGAGCGGAAGCGCTCCCCAAGGCCAGAGTAAGCCGGGGCGATGATAGAAGCGGTAGATGTTCGGCCCCTGCCATTTATCCAAGTTGGGTGTTGGTAGGAATTTCGGAATTTCTCCGAATTTTTCGTTGATTGCTTCCGAAAACTCCCGCATTACCCGACTATCTACAGCCACATAATAGGTTGGTTTCCATCCCTCAAGCATGAAAATCGTATTCATCCCGAAGGATGGAAACTCGAACCAATGGGGCGGTGTAAGGGACAGGTTAGGCCCATTCCCCACCAATAAACAGGTTCCGCTTTGTGAGTTGTAAAAGTTCTGCACTTCTACGGCTGGAGCAAAACGCCAACTTGCAGGTAGTATTGCCCCGCGTCGGTTGCGGCGATGCCGGTATGACGGGCGAACAACGCCCCGCCTGCCGGAACCAATCCAGCCACAACGGTTGCAATAGTCGCAGAGCCAACGGCCTTTGACACTTCCAAGGCGGTTGCGGCGACTACGGTCACGCCTCCAACCGCGGTGCCGAGACCGAAGGTTGCCGAGGCCGCACCGGCTGTATCGGTTGCCTCAACATAGACGGCCCGCACATGCACAACATAAGCGGCTTTGTCCAGATCGGACAGGATGATATCGTCATCCGTTGTGCCTGAGCCGTTGTCGATATTGAAGGTCTTGGAGCGGAACCAGGCGATGCGCTGATCGCCCCTGCCGGTGTAAGGGTATTTAACTTTCGGGTCTGCCATTTTTTAGTTCTCCTTTGCCTCCGAGTTGGGCGGGTGGGTTACACCCGCCCTATCATCAGGCTATCGTATCGGAGTTTACACGCCGACATAGTAAGTAATGGCGCTGGCTTCGGTATCCCGGTAGGCCATGCCCCAGCGGAGCAGGGCAACGATTTCCCAGGAGTCAGCGTTAGCAATGCGGGTGGTTTCGATTGTCATCCGGCGCTTGAAAGCCTGCCGCCATTGGTCGAAACGAACCGCCAGGATTGCGCCGTAAGCGTTGTTGGCTGCGGTATCCTGGTTGACTTTCCCGGCGCTGTCTGCCTTGCGCTCGTACCCAGCCGGTGCCAGGCGGTGCATCTGATTTGCATTGATAACCGGGTAATTGTAGACGCGGGTCAATACGCCGTTCTCAAGGGTTGCGGCGCTGAATACGTCGCGGGTCTTGATTTCGGGCAGGCTCATTGCGGCCCACATGGTGTTATAGTCGATGACAAAAGAAACCTTTGTTGGGTCAGCGTTCACGCCAGCCGCGCCGAGCAGTTTCAGGGTGTCACGGAAATCCTCGACAACGAACGCACCGCCTGCGCTGCGGGAGTTGGCTGAGTTGGTAATGAGCGGCAACTTGCGGAATCCGTCAACCAGCAGGAAAGGCTCGGTCCCGGCAGGGTTACCGCCGATATCGTTGATGTTGGTATTGGTGGAAACGTTGGTGTCACCATCGATGGCGACATGCTCCAGGATCTCCATGCCGGACGCAACCAACTGCTCGCGCAACTGCGAGGCAGTATTGACAAGCGAATCCTCAAGCAATTCCTGGGTATACATGATGCGCGCGCCCAGCTTGCCGAGCGTGATTTGTTTATTGGCGGTTGCCACCTGGGAGGCGGTCACGGTAGGAACAGGAACGCCCATCGTTGCATCTGCGGCGGTTGCCTCACTCACCTTGTACCAGGTTGGGTCGGTGCTTTCCAGCGGCCAGTACTTGCTGGAGAACCCATCGGGGACCACATCTTCGGGGATGCGGCTGAGTACCACATTCTCGGCGCGGATCTTGCGCCAGATTTCGTTCGAGTAGGCTGTACCTACCCAATCCGAACCGATGGTAGAGCCGGTGGAGTACATCGGGTCTGTGGCAGCCTTGACGGCTGCTTCGATCGCGTCTTTGGTTGGCTCAATATTGGTGGAGGCCTTGAATGCGCTCTTGACATACCGATCTTCTTCAGAGAGTGCGGCGACCTTGAGCGAGAGCGCCTTGAATGCGGCGGGGGAGGGTTCAACCCGCTGCGATTTCAGCACATCAATGACCAGGGCGGTCTCGGATGCGCTCAGGTTGTCGAATTTGTTGGTGTCGGCAAATTTGGCGACATAGGGCGCGCCCTCGAATGCCAACCGACGGGCAGCGGCGCGTTCCTCATCGCGGGCGGCCTTGACGGCTGCATCCCGCTCGCGCTTGATGCGGGCCTCATCTTCCGCTTCTGCGGCTTCCTGCTGGGTCAGGGCTTCGATTTGAGCGGCGTACTTTGCAGCATCGGCGTTCAACCCGGCCAGCTTCTCGGTCTCTTCCTCGGTGAGGTCGCGTCCGAGATATGCCTTCATCCCCTTACGGGCTTCGGCAAGTTTCTTAATTAGTTCCTCTTTCATTGTTACACCTCGATTAATTTCTTGGTTTTTGATAGGATTTTCTTGGCTTTCGCCTGTTCTGCCCGCGCACGTCCCGCCGCTTTTTCGGCCCCTGGGTCGCCGCCGGTGCTGTCAATCTCAGGGAAATCCAATCCGGCTTCCCTGTAAACTGCTTTCATGACTGGTAGTGCGATTGCGTTCGGGCTGGCTGGCTGGAAGTTGCCGGGAACAGCATCCCATAAACTCACGCCCGCCAACGGCCAAACGCCGATCCTGCCAGGTGTTCCCTTGTCATACATCCTTGTTTTCCCGTTCACGTCCAGCCGCGCAAGGTGGGCGATGCTGTCGGATGACGCAACCACCAATCCTTGCTTGGCGGCTTCCCACACCCGCTTGGCTAAATCCAGCGCCTTGTCTAACAGGACACGAATCCAGATCCCGTCTGCACGCTTCTCTATCCTGGTTGTTTTGCCAATGATGGCGGGCTTGCCCTGGATGCCCTGCTTTCCGGGTTCGATGCCGTGATGGTAGGTTATCACCGGGGTAGGGAACTCGCCCAGCATAAAATCCGTGTCAGCGTCAAATGACTGTTTATCACGGTCAGGGCCGAATGGAACAGCACATACTTCCAATTCCCAATCCCCGACCGCCTTGACCGCCTTCTCGCTGGCGTACAGGGCGGCGAGATAATCTTTCGCCTCCTGTTCCGTATCATAGCAATGGAGCGGGTCGGGTTCGTTTTCCTTGTGAACGCAAAACTTGCCGTTATTCTGTTGAATGTTCCAGGGCATCGTGCCTCCTGATAAACGAAAAAGCGGTACGTCAAATCGACGTACCGCTTACAAGCCTTCTGTACTTGAGCCGCTTTTCGCGCGCCTTCCGGCCTCTGCGCTATCTTCGGCAGTTATTCAATTGTTCGTATTATACCACCTTTTTAGATTGTCAAGCCTTCCTGTGTTCCTTGATCCATTGCTTTACTTTTGCTCGCGCGTGCCTGGCGGCCCCGGCCATGTTCGAACGGGCAACGTCAAGAGCCTTGCGCCACCCGATCTTATACATCATGTTGGCCTGGTTTTGACCCATCACATGCTCGGCATAACTCGTTTCGTTCTTGATGGTGTAGCGGGTATCCTTCCCGGTGTAGGTCCAGCCGCGTTGCAATTCTCCAGTCCTGTGCGGCGCGCCAGGGTCTATCCTGCCGTCACGGATCGCCGCCATCACATATCGGCGCTGCTTATCCGTTTTGAATCCGCCGTAAGCCTGCTCCATAGAAATATATTTATACATCGGGTAGTGCATCAGGCCATGAGTGTGCATCCCGCTGCTGCCCTGATCCATGCCGATGATATATTCCGTGTAGGCTTTCGCGGCCACGTCCTTGAAACCCCATTTCACGGTATCAAGGAAGGCTCTAATTTCGGGGATGCCGCGCTGGGTTAGCTTTATCATCCCGTGAACCTCACGCCGTTATCATCCACCAGGTAATGCTCGCACCTGTACCCGTGACACTCGAAATCCCGGTTAGGCGGGATGGCGTTGTGGCTAATCCACCAAGAGGCGCGGTGTCTCTTTCCCTTGTACTTCTGGCAATCCTTGCAGGACTCCATCCCGTCATCTCCGACAAAGGTCAGCATTTTGTTTCTTGCTCCACGCATTTTACCTTCGTTATATACAATTTTCAGGCTGTTTTTATATCCATCAGCCCGCGCCCCGGCCCAAGAAAAGTAATCAAAATCTTCTTCTTTTCGCAACTCTCGCATTTGCAAAAACAACTGGTCAATATATCCAAATTCCTCAGCCTGCCTTGCGGCCAACCATTCGGCGTCTTGCTGTTCTGGTTCTCCGCCGCTGGATTCCCTATATCCTAAATCAAACGCCTCAATAAAAGCCGTTGAGGTGGCTCGTTTATACCTACCTTTGGCATCTTGCAATCTTGCGCCCGTGAAGAAATCAATGATTGCCTGGACAATTCGAGTATGATAATCGGATAAAATTTGAGAAAGGGATGTTGCGGCCTTAATCCCTAATTCCTCAAGACTTCCAATTAAATCAGGAGGTAGTTTTATTTCGTTGCGGCGGCAGTATGCGACCGCTGTTTCCAGGGCAGGGTATTTGCTCATTGCCGAAATTATACCACGTCGAAGATATAGCGGACTTCGGGCTTTGACCCATTGCTCCCGGTCGCCTGCACCTGCAATTGATGCCGCCCGGTTGCGGTAAATGCCCCGGCTAGGAAGTTGACATAGGGCGTGGATACGGTCGGGCTGATTGCCAGGGCGCTCCCGCTTGGCGGGGTGTGGGTCACGGTTGCGCTGGAGACCGTCTCGCCGCTTTGCAGGTCAACCACGTGGACGGTAAGCGGGCGTTTTTCGGTTGTGGTGAATGGTTGTAGATAATATACTTTCATGTTTTGTCACTCCCGGCTGGCTCGGTCTGATGAACCAACCTATGTAATGTTCGGTGCGTTTCCTCAAGCGCCAGGGCTATGTCGCTGGGGCTGGCGCTTTCGGATGCGCTTTCGCTGGCACTCTCGGACACCGAAGGGCTTGCAGATTGTGAAACGGAAGGCGAAGCGGACGTTGAGGCCGACGGGCTGATGCTTGCGCTTTCAGATGTTGATTCGGATGCGCTCTGGGATACACTTTCGCTCGCGCTTGGAGAGATGGATGCGCTTTCGGAAGTTGACGGGCTGATGGATGCCGATTCGCTTGCCGATGGACTGATACTTGCGCTTTCAGAAGCCGAGGGCGAAACCGATTGACTAGCGGATTCAGATGCGGACGGCGAAGCCGATTCGCTCGCCCCTTCGGATGGGCTTGCGCTCTCACTCGCACTTGGGCTGATGGATGCGGATTCAGATGCGCTCTCGGAAGCGCTGGGGCTGACCGAAGGGCTGGCAGATTCGGACGCTGACGGGGAAATGCTCGCGCTTTCCGAGGCGCTTGGAGATGCACTTTCGCTAACCGATGGACTGATAGACGCGCTCTCACTTACGGACGGTGACACGCTTTCGGATGCACTCTCCGAAGTTGACGGGCTGGCGCTTTCGGATGTTCCCGCGCTTGGGCTGGCCGATTCGCTCGCAGATGGCGAAACGCTCGCGCTCTCGCTTGCCGATTCCGACGTAGAGGGGCTGGCACTTTCGGAAGCGGAAGGGGAAATACTGGCACTCTCCGAGGCCGATGGACTGGCCGATTCGCTTGCGGAAGGGGAAATGCTTGCCGATTCGGATGCACTCTCGCTCGTGGATGGGCTGGCGCTTTCGGATGCGCTCGGAGAAATGGAAGCCGATTCTGATGCGCTTTCGCTGGCCGACATTGAAGCCGATGGACTTGCGCTTTCGGATGCACTTTGAGAAGCCGAGGGGCTGACACTCTCGCTTGCGGACGGTGAGATAGACGCACTTTCGGAAGCCGATTCGGATGTTGACGGGCTTGCACTCTCGGAAGGCTGCGAGATATTCCAGTAATCGATCTCCAGCGTATATTGCACGGATGACGGGCTGGCGCTTTCGCTTGCGGATTCGCTTGCGCTCTCTGAAACCGAAGGACTGGCGCTTTCACTTGCCGATGGGCTGATGGAAGCCGATTCGCTCGCGCTTGGGGATACTGACGCGCTGGCACTTTCAGAAGCCGAAGGGCTAATCGATGCGCTCTCACTTGCACTTGGAGATACCGATGCACTTGCGCTCTCGGACGCGCTTTCGGAGGCCGATTCGCTCGCGCTCTCTACGGAGTATTGCACGGCCAGCGAAACAAAATCCACATATACGTTGGAGTTGTTCCCGGTTGCGGTGAAACCCAGTGCCACACCAAAGTTGGAATTTTTTACCCATGTAGGCGTAAGTTCGTTCCCCCATAAGTTGCTGGTCGAGCCTTTTGTAACTGTTCCCGATGTAACTGTACCCAGCGCGTCGGGTGTTTCGCTCAGGTTCGTGCCAACGGGCGCGCCGCTCGTGTCAAGCAGCATCGCCAGGGAGAGGGAGTTAGCACCTACCGAATAATAGGCATTGACAACAACCGTCACCCCCAGGATGGTCGCCCCGTCAGGGACTGAGGACAGGTCAAAGTTGTACGCCTTGATAATGTATGATTTTACGCCACTATCATAGGCGTTATCATCAATATAGGCATCCGTGCCGTTATCGCTCAGGATGTTAGTGGCGCTGACCCAATCAAGATCGTCCCACGTTGAGTAGGTAGCGCTTGCGGCTGATTGAGGTGGTTTTGCTCCCGTTGAGGTTGCCATTAGATTCCTAATTGCCAGACGCGGCACGAAATCACGTTGCTGGCATCCTTATAATTCGTCAGATCCGGCACGTTTGCCGATAGGGTGAAAACCTCGCTCGCCCCTACCCCGCTTTCCGTGTCGAGTTCATCCCAGGTGGTCGTGATGCGGTTGTATATCTCTAGGGTAACCGTAGAAGATGATGGGGCAAGGTCTGACCGCCCCTTGCAGGTAATAGAGCAGGTGGTATTGCCGCCGACAAAGTTCTTGAATTGGTGGATGGCATATTCACCCATCATGGTCTGCCCGACATAGACCGAGTTCTCTGTTGCAACGTCGGTTTCATCCTGCCCGGTGTAGGCGGTCTCCAGGTCGGTGTCATCCCCAGGCAGGGCGGCGTAATCGCCGCGTGTGAAGTCTGCATATCCAGTTGACGGGCTGGCACTTTCCGAAGCGCTCTCCGAAGCCGAAGGACTTACGGATGCTGATTCGCTGGCTGATTGGCTTGCGGACGGTGAAACAGAAGGACTTGCAGATTCGGACGCTGATGGACTGATCGAAGCCGATTCGCTGGTACTTTCTGAGGCCGAAGGGCTGATTGAAGCCGATTCGGATGCGCTGGGAGAAACAGATGGACTTGTACTTTCCGATGCTGATGGAGATTCGCTTTCCCCTCCGCTGGCTGGTCCTATCTCCGATCCATCATCGTTGGCCTTTAGATCATCGAAATAAATCGTATCGTAAACGGATGAACCCGACAGAAGAATGGCCCCCAGATACATTCTCGACGTTGCAGTTCCGAGTATTGTATAGTTATCAATGTTTGCGGTTGAGCCTTGCGAAACCCCATCCACCCACCATTCCACCGTTCCGTCATTCGTGCTTTCCCCGATCGCACGGGTCATGCCATATTCAACATAGTGCGGCGCGTCAGAAATTATACAAGTATCTGTGAAATGTTCCGTGTTCGCGTCGTTCTTCGCCCTGAACGACAGAACATAATTTCCAGAAGTTTTGTATAAATAAACGACAATATAATTAATATAACCGGTTCTATCCTGGACCTCGTTAATTATCAACCAGTTGCCGTCCGACATTGTAAGCGTGTTGGGGTCAATATAAAATCTCGCCCTCAGGCTGGGCGCGGTCGAGAAATCCTTATACCCGTATATCGCTGTGGTATCGTCTAGGACAGCCATCAGCCCATAACTACCAACCAGAGCGGCGGCGGCAGCTACCGATAAATCGCCGCTGTCCGTAACAGATGAGGTATATTGACTAAGGTCATTAGTTTCGTGGTCGATGTCAATAATTACGCTCATTGCACTCTATCCTCTGGCCATTCGGTTGGTAATTCGCCCGTCCACAAGCACAGCGAGCCATCCCGATTCAAATGCACCCCAACATACCCGATTAGCTCCGGGCGATTGGCGCTCAGCCATAGATTGAGCGCATCATTCAACTGCTGTTCGGTCTTTCCAGACACGACATTGGCGCGCACTTTGTACGTTGTGCCGTCTGTCAGTTCTATGATGATCTTATCCGCTTGCGGCGCTGCGTCCCGGTCGGTAAATGTCCTGCGAATCCCTATCATGCCTCGCTCCACCCAGGAACAGGTGAAAACTTATCAATCAGCCACGAAAGCGGGTGGATCGCCTTCTCCCACTTGTCATTCAGCCATAAATCCTGGCTGTACTCCCGCGCTTGCTTGATCCCCGGGTTCGGGTAGGGAAAACCGAAGTCCCCGCCCTGGGTGCGGAACAGGTGGGCATACCACGTGCGCCTGTTGACGATCACCCGCCCGCCGGATAACCAGGTCTTGCAGGCCACTTCTGTACCCTGCTGCCCCCAACTTCCGTGCTGCTCGTCGCACAAATCCAACTCGAAATATTTCTCGCGTGTCACCATAAAACAAGACCCCTGCAGGCTCATGCTCTCAACCAATTCGCCAACCTGGCGCGCCTTGTATTCCTGCCAGTATTGGAAGTGCATCTGCTTGTCAAAGCGATATGCGCTCGAATTGGGCGTGTTCTGGCGCGGCTTCCAGACCATCTCCCGGTGCGTTTCTTTCCCGCACTCGGTACACGGGCCAGACTGCCCCTGGTAGCGGTGATGCCCTTCAGGGCATACCCAATCGAAGGCGTGCAGGTTTTTCATGAGCGGGGCCATTGTCCAATCTGGCTGCATATCTGCAATCATCACTCTGTCAAATCCTTTGGCGAACGCACAATGCGCGTCCACCTTCATCAGATACTTTCCTTTGCTGTACCGCGCCGCCTCGTTGGTGGCCGCCCGCTGCCCGATGCTCTCCGAGTGGTATATGAGCGTCAGGCGGGGGTGGTCGGGGATGGGCGGGTCGGCCCATTGACCATCCAGCGCGGCGACAATCTCGGTGTCGGCCTCCGAGTTTTCGAGAATGTCCTGGATGGTGCGTGCAAGGAACATCTCGTTGCGGGCCGGAATAAGGATACTCAATTCTGGCATCTATTCCAGAACTCCTCAGCAATCTGCTTCCAATCGAAGCGGGTTTTTATTTCTGCTATCTCCGCATCCGTGACCGGGCGCGGTTCATGCGCGAGCAGGTTTTTTAGGCTGCCAACAACCTTTGACGGGTTATCTTCTGGGATGAACTCCGCTATCCCGTCATACCATTGGCGGTAGTTCGGTGTGTCGAACATTATTGGACGCACGCCGCACAATGCCGCCTCTAGCCCAGGCATCTCGAAGCCATCCTCCCGCCGCAGGACTGAAAACCATTGACACTGGTTGTAAACGTTCCTTACCTGGTCATCCGTCAGGTTTTGGAACGTGTCATTGTTTGGGTCTTTGATGAACTCCGGCCCGATGTGGACCGTCCTTCCCAGCTTGAACGCCGCCAGCCTTGTTTCGCCAACGCATTCTTTTTTGTAGTCCCTGCCCAATGTGCCAACAAGATATTCCTTGTTGACACTTTCCGTATGAAACACATCGGGGGCAGCCGCAAGCGGCGCGAGATACATGCCGGGGCAATACTCGCGTAGGTCATAATAGCTCCACATGCAGACCGCGCCGCCCCACAACTCCAGCCAGTCCAGCGGGTTAGGGTTTCGGCAGGACTGCAACACGTATTGAATAACAGCGTACTTCCTGCCACTCTCCGTTATCTTGCGCGCCTGGATCGTCCGGTGGTCATGCCGCCCGTTGACGTGTATCACGGTCAAATCGGCCTCGTCCGGGTCGCTAACGCGGGTCAGGCTGGCGGGTATGTATTTGTCGAGGTTATCCACCACCCGCCCCATGCCGCGCGACTTGTTCGGCAGGTCAAAGAATACATTCATTTGCGCCACGCAATAACATCGTCAACTTCTTCGCCGCCACAAAATGATTCACTTATAAAGCATCCGCCCTCTACCCATGCCCTTACGATTCCGAATCCTCCTTGTTCTGTTGTAACAAGTACATCAAATTCAACATCGAATGGAATCTCGTTCCAATCAGTCCTAAACGTGTTTATATCAAATAGCTCAACCATATTACTTCCTTTCTTTAGTCTAGCAGCCTCGAAAGGTCTTTGAAGTTAGACAACACACCCACGTGAGTTCGGGCCACATGGTACAGCCGGATATACTTGAACTCCGGGTATATCCTGGAGTAGTGATAGCGGTCATCATAGCGCGGGTTTGTGTCGTGGATGACGATGTACTTCGCCAGGTCTTTTAGCCGCAGCACGTCTATATGCCGCCGCTCGTTCGGGGCATGATCAATAAACACAACGTCCCAGGGGTGCAAAATATCAGCCTTGTCCCAATCATCCACCAGGTGCATTTCGTGCAGTCCGTAATTATGCCCACGCATCAGGTGATAATACTTCTCATTGTTGTCGTATGACACTAACCGCCGCTTCTCATAACAGGCCCAATGCAGGAAGGGCGTGGAGCCGATACCAACGCCCATTTCCAGGACTGGCCCGGTGGTGATGGGCATCACGCGCATGAGTGCGTACAGGTGGGAGAACAATCCTTGCGAAATATTCATGAAATCCTTTCACATCTTGTAATCTTTTGGTATCTCCCGCCATTTAGCGGGGTCGCTCGGCCATCCGGGGACGGGCCAGAAGCGCTCTATGAGCCAGTCAATACTCCTGTGTTTGTACGGCAGGTCGGTACGGTGCAGCCAGTAATCTATAGTGTATTGCTGCCCCTTCTTTGCGGACTGCCGCCCCTGCCTGGCGTATCTCTCGCCAAACATCTCCCTGTAAAGTACAACGTACCCATGCCCCTTCCACAGGTGGGCGTACCAGGCGCGCTTGTTCGTGATGATCTTGCCGCCACCCAACCAGGTCGGCATCCCTAACTCTTGCGCCTCGCTGGAAAATGTGTAATAGTTGGTAGAATCCATCCAGCCAATGCGCTTGATAAAATGCTCTTTCGCCATCACCCAGCACGAACCCTGGAAAGTCATATTCTCGTCCAGCGTTCTGTCTATCCGGTTATTCGTGCGCTCGTCCCAAGGCATCCCGTGCATCCCGTGCCGCCCGGACTTCATGAACTTCCAGTTATACGGCCACGCCAGGTACTCGTAGTCTATCGGGTCTTTGTCTGTTCGCACCCGCCACTCTTTCGCGTCCAGTCCATAACGGCGGGGTACTACAATCCAGTTATCCTCTATCTCTGACAATAAGATTTCATCGAAGCCTTCACACATCATACAATGAGCGTCAAGCTTCATGATGTACTCGCCCTTCGCAATGCGGATTGCGTCGTTGATGCTATCCCGCATCCCGCGCCGATCCCGGTGGATAAGCGTCAAGCGGCGGTCATCTTTTAGCACCTGGCGGGGCCAGTAGCCATCCAGCGTGACGATTATCTCGATTTCGCCAGCCGCCTTCACCAACACATCGTCAATGGTTTCTTGCAGATATATTTCCTTATTGGCCGGGATGACGATACTAAGCACGGGCAGCCGCCTTTATTCCTGCCACCTCCAGCCGCATCGCCTCCAGGATGACGGCGGCTTCCGTCCTGGGTGTCACCGCCCCGAACACCGCCCGCACCTGGTCAGCGGTCTTGCACGTGGCGAGGCTGGCTTGCAGTCCCATCACCTGCTGGACCGGCAAAACGTTGCTGAAAAAGTCCACCGCCGGGGATTTGCCGCGCTCCAATGCTTTTAGCGATTTGCGCTGGAATTTCTCCAGTTCTTCGTTGGCTTGCGTGGATTCTGCCTGGTTTTCTTCGTCGTCCACCTGCTCGTCCGGGTTCATCGGCGGCTCGGTCACGGGCTGTACCTGGGTCGGGTCGCCCTGCCCAAGATTGCCACCCGCTATCTTGTCGTCACGTTCATCGCCAAGCGGGTCGTCATTATATTTATTTTCGCGCACTTCTTTCAGGGTATGGTATTTTGCGTATTGGTCAATTTCCTGGATCTCCAACTGCCTATCCTGCCAGCGCACATCATCGAACTCCGCAACGAGTTTCAGCCCATAAGCAGGCAGGATAACGTTTGTTATCTTGCTCGCCAGCGCCCGGTGGAGCGGGTAAATGGTCTGGCTGTTGAATGTAGCAGAACCCGCCACCGCGTTGGCTTCGGTCGCATTGACCGCCAGCATGGATGACAGGCCGGGCGCGATAACCGCCCAAATTTCCTCTTTCGTGAAGTTGCGCCCTTCGAGAAATTCCATGTCCTTCTGGCTGGCGGAAGCTTGCATCCAGTTCACCCCATCGCCCGCGCCGCGCAACATGAGCATGTCCCGCTTGGCGGCGCTGGAGCGGGCTTCCTGCTTGAGCCTATCCCAGTCGTCATTATTGATGAACTGCTTGAAAGCCAGGATACCCGGAAGGCGGGCGTTGTTCTCAGCGAATAACCGCGTATTCCAATCCTGCGCTTTCAGATCCCCGACCGATTGCGTCGCCAGGGCCTCGATGGGCGACAGGCCAACGAAACGGTTGAGCGGGTTGAATGTCCGCAGGTGTAGTATCTCATGCGGCTCCATTGGGATGGTGATACCCCCGCCGGGGTAATATGCGTAGCCCTTGAGATACAAGCGCTCATCGGGGACCGGCTCTATCATGTGCGGCGGGATGAACCAGATTTCATCCAGCTTTGCGTTCTCGTCCTCACGATTGAGCCACCAATACCCGTTGCCGTTGATAAGCAGGGATGCGAAGATGGCGAATAACAGCTCATCCCGCGAGTCCAGCGGGTTGGGTCTATTAAGTAGTTCTTCAAATTCATGGTTGGGAATGTCACGCAACTTCTCGCCCCGCTGGCGGTACACGTTCAGCGGTTCGCTTGACGCTGACCGGGCGGCGATATTCACCGCGATTCGCACCCACGACAACTGCCTGTATAAGTTGGCCTGGTTCTCGTACACTTCCAGGTCGGGCATATCGAAGCGCGCCGATTCTGCGGTCTCCAATAGCCAGGCGGCGTATTCGCTTTTCCCCGCCTTCTTGAGCGCGGCTTCAACCACCTGCTCGATCTCCCCTTTTCTGTATAGTCCCAAGATTGGCATGATGCCCTCCTGTTTATCCGAAGTCAACCAAAGAAGCGGCGGTTGGCATGTTGATTTCATCGCCTGCATAGCGCAGCGCATCCATAGCATGATCGTTCTGTTTCACGACCTCATCCCGCCCTTCTTTCCAACAATATGATTCAAATTCCGAAATCGTATTGACGCACGACGGGTCAACGGTCAGGCGTGGATTACCATCGCCCGCAATCGCCAGCAGGTTCTGGATGTTGGCAATCCCATCCTGGACCCTACCCTTGTGCGCGCTTGCGGGTATCCCTGCCGCCTGTAATGCTGCAATCAGTCCGGCGGCGCTCGCATCCACCACATCAGAGCGCGGCATGATTTCGTCATACCATGCCCGGTTTTGTGATACCACCGTATCTTGCAACTGGCCGCGCCTGTACCATTCCTGGAACACGTGCAGCCGCCCGTCGCCATCCACACCCACATCCAGTATCACGGACGGGTTAGTATAGCCCTCGTCATTGGCTAAAATATGATAAATGAAGTCCTCTGGCATCCTGCGGCATACGTGTGTATCCCGGCTGAACATCGGATAGACCAACCCCTCAAAGGCCACAAACTCGCCGTACAATTCTTGGCGGGCAAAGTTGCCCGTATAACTGCGCTCCAGGCTTTGCACAAATTCAGGTGAAAGATAGGGGTTGTCTTTTGTCGATGCCCGGAAGATGGTCATTTCGCCCTGGCGCTCATACAGCCAGTTGCGCCCTTTTGGGGTGGTCGTAACCCAGCACGGGCCTGCCCCGCCATGCCCACGCAAGCGGCCTATAACAATATCCCACGTTCCACGCGGGCAAAGGCTGCCTTCATCAATATGCGCCCAATCAATATTGGGACCGCGCAGCCGGTCGGGATTGTCTGCGGAGCGGAACAGGATCACACCACCACCAGGGACGATAAGCGTCATTTCGGATTTGTTGAACTGTATCACGTTTTCAGGGCCAAGCAACTCAAGGTATGAAATCAGCGTCGCATCCCTGAGCATCGGATAAGTCGGGGATACCACCAACCCGTATGTTCCGGGCCTGGAATTGTGAATCCCTTTTAGCGCGCCAACGTAGGACTTTCCCGAACCAATCCCGCCGATAAAGGCGGTAAAGCGGTCTTGGCAAAGGAAAAAATCATCCTGCGTCGGGTATAGTGTTATTTCCTTCTTCATCCTTCCCGCGCTTGATAACAAACTCTATCGGCCCGCCGTCCTCGCCGCCGATATTCAACTGCTCGGCCAGCGCACCCGGCCAGCCCATTTTGATAATCGCCTGCCGGTCCGCAGGGTTGCGGCTGGAGTACATCGCGGTTATCATCGCCACGATGCGCCGGATCTCCTCCGCGCTCTGCCCGTCCTTCGATGGCAGTTGCAGCTTCTCCGCGCCGATAGAGCGCACCAACTTGCGGAGCGCAATGGTATCCTTCGGCGCGCCCTTGACGTTGCGGCGGTTGCCTTCCGGTTGCCCGAAGCGTCTATTTTTGGGCGGCTTCTTATTGCCGACCTCGTAATCTCCCTGCAAACTCCCTGTATCGTCATTCATTCTTGGCTTCTATTTCCCTTGCTGAAACCCACGCAGAACCATAATCAATATCTTTGAATAGTTTAGAGAAGCCGGTGATGTGCTTTAATTTCAGTAATTCCTCCGGCTCTAACCCAATTTCGTTACAAATGTCTTCATCCTTCCATCCGTTCTCTAGCAAAGAGAACACTAGACTTGACATTCCTTGAACAGTATGTTTTCCTCTTGCTCGGTTATGTCTAATTGTGGACGCCATTAAATCATTCGTGCTACCAGAAATAACAACAATAGGCAACAGGCCCTCAGTAGACTGATAAATATCATCAAACGATTTCAAAACATAGTATCGATGGAAACCATCAACAACAATATACTTGTCGCGCTCTACGTCGAAAACAGTAACAACCGGTTGTGTATATCCATCCTTTTTGATGGATAAATACAATAGATTCATTTCCTCGCGCGCCACGCGATTTGGATTGTATCCATTAGGTTCTACTTTTTCGAGCGGAACCCAGATAACCTTATTTACCGGATGGTCAGATATACTCATTTTCACCTTTCCTTACTCGAAAATTTAGATGTGCTGCTCGCCACGTCCCCATTCTGGTTAAGTCAACATCATTAACTAGAATAGCGTTGATATGGCGAGTAATCATCGATTTGTGTATAGACGAGACAAACCCGGTATCATCTTTTGTAAATTCTCGTTTGAGTAAATCCCGTATTTTGGGGTCCGTTATCAGATTATCGGCTAAATAATCTCGATACTCGTACCACGTATTAAACATATACGGCAATTGGGGCGGACAAAAATTATCCCATTGCAGCTGCCCAGCAGTGTGAACTCCTGCCAGTCGCTCCGTTAATTTATTCCACGTATTTGGCTCAATCTCCTGCATATAAAAAAGGCTGTATAATGCCGTTTCATGATGAACGTTTGAAACCCTCATTTGATGTATCGGAAGACCATACTGAAATTGATAATCATAAATCTTTGAGTACCTCCATCCGTTATCCTCTATAGCGTGCCAGACATCACGATAGCTCCAGTCATATATCGGATAAAACGAGTAATGTTGTTGCCTTTTATTCAAGATTTTCCCCCAGGGAATATGTTTATATTTGAGAGAAGTTGTTAACCCAAGTTGTCTCCCAGGACTTTCCTCACACCTAACGCCTGCTATATAACAAGCCTTCCTTTCTTTAAACTCCGCATCTATAAAAGCCTTAAACATTGGGTGGAATCTGTCCGTTCCATATTTGTTTTGATGAATGCTAATTGATTCCTTATCTCTCAACCATCGGTCTCCATCCCTCCAGCACCACAAATATGGGGCACTAGTAGATGTCGCGTTTGTCAATCGAATAGGAACTTGTAGCCAATAAGGGGTAATCTGCGCATCATACATTATCGTCCTGATATAATCAATTACACACTCCCATTCGGCCTCCTGGTCTAAAAACATAACCGCCAATGGAAGGCGATTGAGTTTACGTGCAACCATTAGAGATAAATTAAGAATAACAGTGCTATCTTTACCACCAGAAATATTAACAATAACGTTTTCGAATTCGCTAAATAGATACTCGATTCGCTCAATGGCAGCATCAAAAACATTCTTATCAGTGTAGTAAATGCGAATATTAGACACGATATTGAACCCTTGTTATTCCATTTTTGTATGTACGAACAATAAATGCTCCCATTTTAAGGTGTGCGCCAAGAGCCGCTTGCGTTACATTCGCATATACCGCCTTCTTACAAACCCCATAAATCTCATCAAGTCGGGCTTGTATCATGGCAGATAGTATCCCTTGCCTTCTAGCTTCTGGTATAACATAGTCCATTTTCAGCCAAGCGGTTTCATTAAGTATTTTAAGGCCACAGAACCCTATAATAATAGCATTGGATCGACATGCAAAAGTAAGTAAATCGCTGCTTATCAATACTCCCTCTGCTCTGGCATCGTTAAACAGAAATTCTATATCGGCTATACTACATCTTGAAATATCAAAATCAATCATTACCGAGTCCAGATGCAGTTTTATCAACTTCAAATCTTGTGGCACAATTTGGACAAATTACCTCTATTCTAACCTTACTCCCGTCAGGATAGAATCCTGCATTGGTAGTTCGAATAATGTCCTCTTGGGTCACGGGCTTAATTTTCATTGTGTCTGGAACATAATGAGATGATGGGTTTATAATGTTCTCAAGCATCCCGCCGAATATCTTATCTTCTTCCTTGAACGCCGATAACACCGCCTCATTCCCTGCCGCAAGCGCAGCCAGCACGTCCACATCCGGGTTGTACGACTGCTTTGCGCTCTCGTTATCTTCCAGCCCCAGGGCGATGGCCTCGGGTGAACCTGGCTCCACATCATCCCTGACCGTGACCACCAACTGCCGCCCGTCCGTGTGAACGAGTATCACTTCCTCGAACCCTGCGGCGGCGGCCTGCTCAAGCGTCAGGTTGCCAGCGTACACCACCGGGGTCTCGGCGTTCTTCCCGGCGGCGGCGATGCCCCGGAACGCCCCGCGCCTGCGGAGCGAGTTCTCAACCAGGGTTTGCCCGCGCTGGGTGTGCTTGTTTACGTTGTTCGGGTCTGGCGTGACGGCCTCATCCAGCCGCTTGACCTCGACCTTGTACTCACCCTTCTGTTCGCTCATTTTCCTCGATCCATTTCTGTCTTGACCGCATCCCCAGCGGCGGCAGGATGAACTTCGCCAGCCACAGAAGAGCGCCGATAAGCACCGCCCCCAGGATGACGAGCCAGACAACGGTCATGTTCCCGCCCTCGCCTCTTGAAACAGTTTCCGCGCATATTCTGGCGCATCTTCTTTGAGCGTAAATTCGACTTTGCCGAATACGTCTTTCGTCAAGACCTCACCATTACACACTTTCATAATTCTATATTTTTCATACATTATCAATTCTGCAAATCCGCGTTCTTCCGATGCGAATACACAATCTCTGGTTACGTCTTTTCCATCGAGTGTGCAAATCACCCAACTGGCAATAGGGTCTCTCGCGTGTATGTCCATTATGTTCCCGTCCCCACAGGTAGCCGCCAGGTAACTCCACCGGCGAGTTGCTCGACGCGCAACGGCTGGACAAGCCGCACCTCAACCAACACCCTGGCATCTTTGGGCAAGCCTATCAGCCCGGTGAACTGCTCGGAGTAGTGCGGCGTTCCCCCGTTGAGCCACTCCAAAACAAGTTGCTGGGCTATCTCCTCGGCCATGCCTTCTAGTTCGTTCTCAGGTGGTTTGTGCATCGCCTTTCCTTTCTCGATAATGCGCCCTGCGCCCGCTGTTATTTGCGCCGAACGAGCGCCTAAATACCGTCAGCGCAGGGCGACTATACCGCATTATACCATGAGAATGTGACTTTTATCATATACTGTAATAGGCGAATCGTGACATTACTCACTTGAAACCGACCGCCGAAAGTTGTATGCTTGTATCAGATAAGGAGATGAAACGATGACAAGCCCAATGTACTACACTGATAGCCAAATCAAAATCCAAGAAGAACAAAAGAAAGCCTTCGCCGACAAGAATTATAGCAACTGGGAAAAGGTAGGAATTGGCTGGAAGGTGGAAGTTGGTCGTGTGATTGTAAGCAAAAAAGCCGGACGGCTGACAATCATTGCCAAAGACCTGAACACGATCAAGTTCCGTAACGAAACCGGAAAAGAATATACATTCAAGAAATTTGACGTCTACCTCGGATTGGCAACCGAGCAACTAACCATCGAGTATAAATAATAAAAAGGGAGACAAAATGAACGAGAGCGAATGTGTAACCAAAGTATCCAAGAAGCTCAAGACAAAGATTTTACGCTGGTGGAAAATGGGCAAGAATGTCTGGGAAATCTCGCAACTCACTGGCGCGTCTGAAAGGGTTGTAATGGAGGTTGTACTAGGGCGCGCATAAATCAGGCATCACCCCATCCCCGAACCCGTGAAATCGGTTGTCCGTCCCGGATTGGAAGGCCGGGGATGGGTATCATAAGGAGATGAAACGATGACACAAAAACAGTACGACATCAAGTGCAATGGATGGCACAAAGTAAATCTGAACGGCGACATTTTGACCGGCGACACATTCAAGGTAAAAGAATTTATCAAGCGGTATCTCGGCGGCAAATGGGACGCAGAGTCTAAGGGATGGCGCGTTGACCTCGACGCCGTCAAAAAATACGCAACCGGCTCAACAATCATGGTGAGATAAAGAAGGATAATACAATGATTACTAAAAAGCAATACGAACAGGCCCGCAAGCAACTCGAAAAGGCGCAATCCGAATCCATCAATGCCATGCGCTCAGGAAATCAAGACAAACTCGACGCCGAAAACGAAAGGGCCGTTAAGGCCCTAGCTATAATCGCTGAATACAAAAACCAATAGGCATCACCCCATCAGATAAGGAGATGAAACGATGGCGCCCAAAAAGACGCAAGACTACTACAAAATCTATAAGGAAAGGGAGCTATGGAGTTCTGCTGTAAGTTCCCTCCGAATAGCCATGATAGAACTTTCAAAGATCTCAGCTGATCCAGATATGGCCTGCGAAGAAGCAAAATATTATATTGACAGCATCCATGAAATTACAACCGGGAACGGCGAAGAATCCGGCATCGCAATCATCATCAAGGCTCTGACCGACAAGCTGGAAAACTAAGCATCACCCCATCCCCGCCGCCGCCGAGGAGCGCAAGAGCCAGCCCGTGCAAGCCGGGCGCGGGGATGGGTATCATAAGGAGATGACATGAAACTCAATCGCATTTGGGTTGTAACCATACCAACACAGTCCAGTACCCTGCAAGACATCTGCTTTTTTGTGGATGCGGTATCACTCGCCAAACAATTCAAGGGCGGCCTTGAACCGGAAAGCATTTACGCATTTTACACTGACAAAAAAGAGGCAGAAAACGCCGCACAATGGTTTCTTGATGAGCGAGACCACGATGCTGAAATGATTGATATGATTATGAAGTTCGGGCAGGGATGACATGCTTTACCACATCACCGCCACCATCAATGGTATCACCGAAACATCCCACGCCCGCAGCCTGGGCGAGGCCATCGGTACGGCCTACGCCATGATCGCTGACGGCGCGCACGGGGCCGAGATACGGCTCGGCGGTAGGTATTGGTGGGTAGGGTCAAGCGGGGAAGTCACGAAAGAATCTAGATAGGAGACGACATGAACAAAAATCAAAAGAAGGTTTGTAGGGCCTTGTATAAGCCTAATTGCTACATCCTGGTAAGCGCAACACGGCGCGACCCGAAAGAAACATTCGGAGAGTTTCAGGTAACGGCGCACATGTCCTTTTTGTATGACGCTGGTAAGGTTGCCGCAGAGTGGGAGCCTCAATACGGGCCAATACAGATTTGGCGCAAGTGCGATAAAGATTCAGATGGAGCACAGGAACATTACTTCTATGATTTCCAGAACAGCGCACCGGGTAGCTGGTCACAGCTTGCGGTTAGTAACATGGAACTTCCACAAGCGTTTGTTTCCGGTGATTATGACTATATCTTCAACGTTCTGAAAGATTGGGCAACCGGCGACAGATAGAACAACCAGAGCCGGTCATCCCGGCTCTTTTTTATTCACACTTAGTTGGCTTTATGTGAATTTGTGACCCCGTTATTCACACTTCG